CTGCAATTACTTTGTGTGATATTTCATATTCCGTAGTAGCTGAATTATCATAAACAAATACTTCTAATTCAGGGTTAGATCCAGCGTGATTATTAGCTTGTATTGTTTTAACAATGGCTCTTGAATTTGATGGTGGAGTGTAAACATCTGTTTTATCTGTGGTTGCTAAATCAAAAAAAGCGTTTTTATATATGTTTGCCATTAGTTAGTTTGCTCCGTAAACCAAGTAAACCTTTCAGTCTCTTGTTTGAGTTCATTTAAAAAAGTTGAATTCAATTGTTCTGTTATCAAACTAATTGCTCTATTAATTTGTTTTTGGTTAGAAACATCATATTCTTCTTTTGGTTCTGGTAATCTTACTACTATCTTAGCCATTATCTACGTCCGTCTGGTTGTATATCTAATTTAAAAGTTCCAAATCTCCATGATTCTGAATTAGAGTCATTTTCAATTTTAACATTAACATATCTACCCCTAGCTCTTGTATCTTTTTTATTAGTTGTTGAGTTAATTGTAAAGGGACTTAATGAAGTAACCTCATCAGATTGTTGTGGGTATCTTTTTATTGCTAGTGTAACTTTTGCATTTCCTTGTAAATCTTTAAAATCAGGTACAAATCTTCTAACAGCTAAAAATACTTCACCTGATGTTCCTTCTGCTTGTAAATCAAAATCATAAGATTTAACATAAGAACTAACTGTTGTTGTGGTTCCATCTGGATTAACTTGATCCGTTCCAACTTCTTGTTCAAATAAAATAGTTTGCCCTAAACCTTCTTGTCCAATAATTTCAGGGAATGTTCCAGAACCATCACTATTATATTTAGTTGCAAAAGGTTTTGGATAAACTGTTGCATCAATCCAAGTAGTCCTAGCTTCCGTTCCAATATACCAAACCCCACCTTTCATTTGTTCTCCATAATTGTATATAACATATTGATCATTATATTCAGAACCTGTTGATGGATAATACCAAACAATTTCTGTAAATAAATTATTAATTCCCGCATAAACTTGTTGACCTTTAGTAGTATCTGCTTGATCATAAACATAATCTTCAACAGAACACGGTAAAGATTTAACTGTACCATCAAACATAAAAAAACCATTAGTTGACATCCAAAATGCAACCCCATCAATTTCAACAGCTGAGTTTTTACCAATCAATCCACAGTTAGTCCCTACCTGCTCAAATCCAAACGTAAAAGGAGCACCAATAAACTTCATAGTGTATAAAGCATTATCGGTCCAAACTAGAATAGTTTCTTTTGCTTTTAACGCACCCATAATTTTTGTACCGTCTTGTAATCTTTGTGAGCCGGCTGAATTAATTGCTGTTGGAGTATAATCATTTATATCTTCTTGGTTCGAAAATCTAATAAACATATCATCTTGAGTTGATGGTGTTCCAATAGTTGTTTCAGTTCCACAATGTATTAAGTGTCTAGTGGTAGGTGATACTAATGTTACCCTGGTTGCTGTTGGATTATTTGTTGTTTCAAACCCTGATGTAGTTGTTGATGCTCTTACTGTTAAAGGATTTGTTGCACCTGCGTTCCATGTAAAAGTTTTTCCATTAGCAATAGTTGCTATAAGCACTTGACCAAAATTACTAAGTGACCATAAACCTGGCTCAAGAGATACTTCAGCTGCTGAAGCAGCTTCTCCCCAGTCCACAAAGTCTGCAGCGTTAGTAACCACTGCAGCATCAGCGTGCGCAGCTCTTGTTGAGCCGTCTGCTGCTCTAGTAATACCGGTTAAATCATTTGCAGAAATACCTGTGTAGGTAATTAATTCTGTTCCAACTTGTATTCTACCAGATGCAGGAAAACCTGACGTTGATGTTAAAGTAATATTAGTTGAAGATCCATTATTACCGTTTGCATCATCTGCTAGCGCTCCATCTAAATCATTTGTTAATGCACCAGAAACTGTTCCGTTCCATTCTGATACACCCCAACCGTAACCGTAAGATTGTGCAGCAGGACCAACTGTTTCATAAGGTTTAATATCTATAGTTCCACCTGTTGCAACGGTTGCAGTTGCATTTGAACTTTGCGTAATTGTAAAAGTAGTATTGGTTGGTGTAGTAGTTACTTGAAATAATTTATCTTCAAAGTCTGAATTATTATATCCAGTTCCACCCGGTAAAGTTACATTGTCTAACAATATAATATCTCCCGGTGATAAACCGTGTGCAGAAGAAGTTGTTAAAGTACAGATTGCAGAATTATTTGTAGTTGCAATCGTTGCTGATGATATGGTCGATTTTAAAGGTGTAACGTCATACAATTGACCTTCAAAGTATATAAGTAAAAATTTATCTGTTCCAATTGCAACATATCTATTTCCATCTAAATCTACAAATGCAAATTGTCTTCGTGCAACTCCACAGATACTACTTGTTACCAAAGATGACCAACCACCAACTTTTTCCGGTAAACCGTATCTAAAACGAACGTTATCAGAATCTACCCAACGTTGTTCCGCTCCGGAATTTGTATTTTGTTTATCTATTCCTGGAAGAACTTTAAAATCTATTAGAGCCATCCGTTAGCTCCTATATGTTGTCTTTGTAAGCCCAGCCTCTTGTTGCATTGACATAAACTAATGTAAATGCTGCGCCATTTGTTGATACTGTTAAGTTAGCAGCTGAACCTAATATGTTAGATCCATTTCTACCAACAGTTAAATTGTTTGAAGCAAATGCATTACCACTATCAATAATTGTTACTTCTTCACCAATTGAAGGACTAGCAGGTAGAGTTACTGTTACTGGAACTCCTAAACCTCCTCCAGAAGTATCAACTAATAATTGGTCACCACTGACTGCAGTGTAACCACCTGGTATCGTATAATATCCTTTAGTTAATGATCCTGAACTAATGTTTGTGCCGTCAGAATATAAAATCATTTTAGAAGCAACTGGCATTACAACACCTGTGCCTGAAACTGTTTTAACGGTTAATGTATAATTCGATGAAGATCTTGCAGTTGCATCTTCTACAATAAAAACTCTTTCGGCAGAGTCTGGCATAGTCACTTGTCTGTTTCCAGTTAATGTACCAGTTAATTTATAATATAAATTTTTACCGTTTGATGTTGCAAAGTTATCTAAAGCTAAAGCAACGTTAGCTGATGCAACGTCTAAAGATAAATAACCGGAAGCTGCTTGCTCTAAGATTTGTAAGTTTGTGTTAGTAATAGTTCCCCACGTTCCAGCTTTTTCACCGGAAGCAATGAGTTCTAGTTTTAAATCACTTGATGTACTTGATGCCATAATTCTCCTATGCGTCTGGATCTATTGGTACCCAAACTTGTGTTACCCCTGGAGGTATTGGGTTCCATGATATCACAGAAGGGGTACTAGTTGCAAGATTAAATTGCACTCCTGTTGGTACAATTAATACGTCAGGAATAGGTCCTAAATTACCAATAGCTACATTAATTTGACTACCTACTGGTATAACAACAGAGTTTGTTATATTAGTTCCAACATCTGCAAATGCTGATTGTGAAAATGATGTAGATCCAAAAAACATATTTTATCCTTACGGTGTTGAAATCCTTGTCCAAACTTGTCCAACGTTTGGATCAATTGGGTTCCACAATCTAATATTTGGTTGATTTGTGCCTACATTTAATTGTGTACCGGTTGGTATTATACTTGCTTTTGCAACGATTGTCACGGTTCCAGAACTTAGGTTGTACCTGTTTCCTGTTACAATAGCCGTTGCATTTGCTTTAGCGGTTGCATTACCTATACTTAAATTAACTCTATTACCGGTAACAGAGAAGTTTGCATCAGCTGAGATTGTTACAGTACCTGTTCCAAGATTTAACTGTGATCCGTTTGGTAAAATAACTGCTTCACCAATAGTGGTTACATTACCAACTGCTGTATTAAACCTGTTTCCTGTAACAGGAGCAACTGCTCCGGCCGCTGTAGTTACTGTACCTGTTGCAAGATCTAATGCACTACCGGTTGCTGCAACTAATGCATCTGCAACAATGGTTGGACTACCTGTACTTAATACAACTTCACTACCTGTAACCGATACGTTAGCGTCTGCTAATACCGTTACATTACCGATAGCAGTATTGATTCTATTTCCAGTAACTGGAACCACTCCACTAATAGAGAAGGTAACCGTACCGGTGCCTAAATTAAATTGATTTCCTGTTACAGGTACATTAGCGCCTTCTTTGACGGTAACTGTTCCTGTAGATAAATTGTATCGATTGCCGTTCGGAAGGACTAAAGCGTTACCTACAATGGTAACATTACCTATAGATGTATTAACCTGTGAACCTGTTACATCGACAAGAGCATTTGCAATTCCAATATCTGAGAAGGGAGCTGCTGCAAATGTAGTAGTACCGAAGAACATGGTAGATTACCTACCTACTATTCTTGATTTAAAGCAGCTTCTTGTTCAGCTTTAAAAGTTGCATAAGCATCTTTAACATCTTGTGTCCAGACTGCATTACATACTGCTTGAACTTGTGGGTGTTCATTAGATATATCTGCATCTGGCTGTAAAGAATGTCTATGATACTTTCTTGATAATTCTTCGTTGTCTTCCATAACTACAGTATCTGTTCTTACTTGAACTGATTTGTATTTTCCGACCACTTCGATTTTACCAATCTGTGTCTCTTTAGTTATTGCCA